TGATCATCAACATGGCTCCCCGCCATACCAAATCCGAGTTTGCCTCCTACCTGCTGCCCGCATGGTTCTTGGGGAAGTTCCCCAACAAGAAAATCATCCAAACATCGAACACGGCGGAGTTAGCGGTGGGGTTCGGTCGTAAGGTCCGAAACCTCGTGGATGAAGCCCCGTACCGGACGGTATTCCCCAACACGACATTGCAGTCTGACAGCAAGGCGGCGGGGCGTTGGAACACCAGTAAAGGCGGTGACTACTTCGCCATTGGTGTCGGGGGTACGGTAACGGGGAAAGGTGCCGACCTATTGATTATCGACGATCCACATTCGGAGCAGGAATCTCGTGCAGCGGAGTCGAACCCTGAGATTTACGACGGGGTTTACGAGTGGTACACCTCCGGTCCACGTCAGCGGCTACAGCCCGGCGGGGCCATCGTCATTGTTATGTGCATGACGGGGGATACGGATGTACTGATGGCAGATGGGACAACCACCAAACTCCGGGACATTGTCCCCGGGAGCAAAATAGCAACCTACGAAAAGGGAAGGCTATCTTCCACCGTGGTGGTAGGTCACCGGTCAAATGGTGTTGATGACGTATATGAGGTACAAACACGATCTGGTAAACTCCTCCATGCAAACGAGAGACATCCGTTTCTTGTAGAACTAGCCGAGGGGTGTAAATGGATACGTCTAAAGGACCTGAAGCCGGGAATGTCACTTGTAGCAACGAGGGGTGCAACCGCCCCCCGAGGTCTAGCAAGAACCCCGGCCTATGCGGACCCTGTCAAGCGTCTAAGTCATACCACAAAAGAAACCCAAACGCGCCACATCGCCCAATGGGGTTTCACGGTAAGTGGAAGGGTAAAACGTGCAGTACAGAAGGGTGTGAAAAGCCTATTCATTGCAACGGGGTATGCGCCTCCCACTACAATATTCAGTATTGGGCTTCCGGGGGAGGGAGACAGACGCCCGCAGCTAAATACAGGAACAGGATTAAAAGCAGATACGGGATTACTCAAGAGGATTTTAACAACATTCTCAAAGGCCAAAATGGGGTTTGCGCGGTCTGTGGACAACCGCCTTCGGCAACTAATACTCGCGCACATTGGAATGGAAAGCTCTGCATCGACCACGACCACAGCACCGGAAAAGTTCGCGGGTTACTCTGCAACGACTGCAATCTTGCTACGGGGTATGCGAAAACTGCGGCAATTGCCGATGCAGTGGCTAAATATCTCCGACTTCATTCTTGATCCTATTATTTCCATTACTCCCAGTGGACGCGAAGAAGTTTTTGATGTTGAGATAGGGCGTACGCACAACTTCATAGCCAACGGAGTGGTGAGCCATAATACGCGGTGGAGTAAGCGGGACCTGACGGCACAAGTACTCAAGGCGGCGGCGCAGCGTGACGGTGAGGAGTGGGAGGTCATTGAGTTCCCCGCCATCATGCCGAGCGGTAATCCCGTCTGGCCGGAGTTTTGGCCGCTAGCGGAACTAGAGGTTTTGCGGAACGAGTTGCCGTACTCGAAGTGGATGGCGCAGTACATGCAAGATCCAACGAGTGAAGCCAGCGCCATCGTTAAGCGCGAGTGGTGGCAGGTATGGGAGAAAGACGACCCACCGGAGTGTGAGTTCGTACTCATGTCGTGGGACACCGCCTTTGAGAAACACAACCGGGCGGATTATTCTGCGTGTACGACGTGGGGAGTTTTCTACCGCGCCGACGACGGCACCGACCCCGAGGTCAGCGCGTCAGAGAAAGGCAAGATGCAGGCCCACATTATTCTCTTGAATGCCTTCCGCGATCGCATGGAGTTCCCAGAGTTGAAGCGGGTAGCCATTGCGCAGTATAAGGAGTGGAGCCCAGACGGTGTTATTATCGAGAAGAAAGCATCGGGAGCGCCGCTGATTTACGAAATGCGGGCAATGGGGATACCGGTGCAGGAGTTTACGCCCACTAAGGGTAACGACAAGATTAGTCGCCTCAATGCCGTTTCCGACATTTTCGCCTCTGGACGGGTGTGGGCACCCGAGACCCGCTGGGCTGAAGAAGTGATTGAGGAAGTGGCAAGTTTCCCAGCGGGGGAACACGACGATTACGTGGACAGCGTTTCGATGGCGCTGATGCGTTTTCGGAAAGGCGGGTATATCCGCACCGCGTTGGACGAGGACGAGATGGCGTTATACCCCCGCAACCCAAACCGCAAACCGTATTACTAAGGAATTCACATGCCGCCACCAGACCAAGAACCATTGGACATCGAGATGCCACCCGACTCCGACCAAGAGCCGTTGGACATCGAGATGCCAGAGGACGACGTGGCCCCCGAGGAAAAGGGGGTGGAGTTCGACATGGCGGAACTCATGGGCGAGCCGAAAATCGACAGCGATGACCCCGAGACCGAAGAGTTCTACAAGAACCTCGCCGAAGACATGTCCGAACGGGCGTTGCAGTCAATTGCCGACGACCTGTTGGAGTCGTTTGACGACGACGCGATGTCGCGCAAAGACTGGTTGCAGACCTATGTCGATGGGCTAGAGCTTCTAGGGTTACGTATTGAGAATCGCACCGAGCCGTGGCCGGGCGCGTGTGGGGTATTCCACCCGCTTTTGAGTGAGGCGCTGGTGAAGTTCCAAGCCGAGACGATTATGTCTACGTTCCCGGCAGCGGGACCGGTAAAGGCCACTATTATTGGGAAAGAGACCCCGGCTAAGAAGCAAGCGGCGATTAATGTCACGAACGACATGAATTTTCAGCTCATGGAAGTCATGACGGAGTACCGCCCAGAGCAAGAAAGGCTCTTATGGGGCTTGGGATTGAGCGGAAATGCCTTCAAAAAGGTGTATTACGACCCCGCATTGGAGCGGCAAGTGGCGTTATACGTCCCTGCCGAGGATTTGGTCGTGCCCTACGGCGCGTCGAACCTAGAAACCGCTGAGCGCGTCACTCATGTGATGCGAAAGACCAAAAATGAGGTTTTAAAGCTCCAATCCTCGGGTTTTTACGTGGATGTGGACCTTGGAAGCCCCACCAAAGGCGATTTAGACAGCGTAGAGAAGAAAATCGCCGAGAATATGGGGTTTAATGCCACCTCAGACGACCGATTTAAGCTCTTAGAGATGCACGTAAACCTCGATTTAGAGGAATATGACGAGCATGACAAGGAGACTGACGGCGATGACGACGACGATATGGAGATGGGAGCGATTGCGCGGCCCTATATTGTCACTATTGAGAAGGGTAGCCAGACCGTATTATCGATTTATCGCAACTGGATACCCGAAGATAAGCGCATGGTTAAGCGTGAGCACTTCGTACATTATCCTTATATTCCCGGTTTTGGGTTCTATGCGTTCGGTTTAGTGCACCTTTTAGGTTCTTTTGCTAAGTCTGGCACCTCTCTTATTCGCCAATTAGTCGATGCGGGGACCTTATCGAACCTCCCCGGGGGGTTTAAAACCAAGGGCATGCGGATTAAAGGTGACGATACTCCGATCGCTCCGGGCGAGTTTCGGGACGTAGACGTGGCATCGGGGACCATTAAAGACAACATTATGACGCTCCCTTACAAAGAGCCGTCGCAAGTATTGTTCACGCTGCTCCAGAATATCGTGGAAGAGGGGCGAAAATTCGCATCTACCACCGATTTAAACATCAGTGACATGTCTGCACAGGCCCCGGTGGGCACAACGCTGGCTATTTTAGAGCGGACATTGAAGGTGATGTCGTCGGTACAGGCGCGCATTCACTACGCGATGAAGCGCGAATTTAAGCTATTAGCGGCGATAATCCGCGATTACACGCCAAAAGAGTACACCTACGAGCCCGAGGAGGGTGACCGTCGGGCGAAGCAGGCGGACTATGACGTGGTGGAGGTCATCCCGGTATCAGATCCGAACGCATCCACGATGGCGCAGAAGGTGACGCAGTATCAGGCGGTCATGCAGTTAGCGCAGGGTTCGCCGCAGATTTACGACATGCCGGAGTTACACCGGCAGATGTTGGAGGTTTTGGGGATTAAGAACATTGGGAAGATTATTCCGACGGAGGATGACCTTGCTCCGAAAGACCCGGTGTCGGAGAACATGGCGCTATTGGCGGGCAAGCCGGTTAAGGCGTTTATGTACCAAGACCACGAGTCGCATATCTCGGTGCATATGGCAGCGGCCCAAGACCCGAAGATTGGCGCATTGCTCCAGAATAACCCGCAAGCCCCGTCTATTATGGCGGCGGCGATGGCGCATGTGGCGGAGCATATTGGGTTCGAGTACCGGCGTCAGATTGAGGCGGAGTTAGGCGTGCCGTTACCCCCGGTGGACGAGAAGTTGCCAGAAGAGGTGGAGGTGCAGTTATCCAAACTTGTGGCGCAGGCATCGTCCCAGTTATCGCAGAAGAACCAAACGGAGGCGCAGCAACAGGCGCAACAGGCGGCAGCGGAAGACCCGTTGAACATCATTCAGCGGGCGGAGTTGGACCTGAAGGGCAAGGAGTTAGCGCACAAGATCGAGGTAGATAAAGCTGACATAAGTTTGAATCTGGCGAAATTGGTGTTGGAAACCAAGAAAGCCGAGGCGGAAAGCGAGCACAAAGACAACGCCTTGACGATGCAGTCCATCATGGACGGGGTGAAGACGGTGCAAGAGAGTGGGAAGCAAGGCCAAAAGCCAGACAAGTCCCAAGATTTTGCCCATGCCGCTGCTATGAAAACCCAAGACCAGAATCACGCCGCCGCAACCCAAGGGCGCGATCACGCGCACGCCGCTATGACTCAAGCGCAGGCGGACGCCCTACAGCGAGAACAGTTTGCCAAGAGGACCAAATCCGAAGGTAAAGACAAACCCAAGGCGGCTAAATGAACATATTGGAATTGATTTTGGAGAAGGTCGGCGAACGCTACACGGACGTGCAGGAAGAAATCGTCCGGGGCGACACGAAAGACTACGCAGATTATCAACATCTCTGCGGGGTATTGAAGGGGTTAAGTTGGGTTAAGTTGTACGTCAAAGAGTTACAACAAAACGTCGAAGAATATTAACGGGGAGCAAAAATCCCTAGGAGCATTATTATGGAATTTGCAGGTGTAGAATTTAAGATTGAGGGGCACATCGACTCGGGTCCTCCGGAGGTCGAGGAGCTAGTGAATTTGAGTGAAGAGGGGAAAGCCGCAACACAATTGCCGCAGCCGTCTGGGTATCGGATTCTCTGCGCGGTGCCGGAGATTGAGGCCAAGTTTGACAGTGGGCTCATCAAAGCTGACAAGACTGTTAAGGAAGAAGCCGCGTTGACCACGGTGTTATTTGTCGTGGCGATGGGGCCGGACTGTTATACCGACGTGTCGCGGTTTCCGAGTGGACCGTATTGCAAGGAAGGGGATTTTGTTTTGGTGCGCCCTCACGCAGGGTCGCGCGTAACGATCCACGATCGGGCGTTTCGGTTAATTAATGATGACTCCGTTGAAGGCGTTGTCGAAGACCCCCGTGGCATCACCCGGGGCTAAATAAGGAGTACGTCATGGCACAAACACCAACTGACACGCAGATTGAAGACGGCGACGACACGGAATTCGACATCTCCATTGAGGACGATACGCCGGAGGCCGACCGCGACCGCGAGCCGATGCCAGACGACATCGTGCAATCCCTAGACAACGATGACGAGCTTGGGGACTTCACGAAAGAGCGCGCCAAACAACTTAAGAAGGTTTGGCACGACGAGCGCCGTGCGAAAGAGTCTGCTACTCGCGAGCGGGACGAGGCGATTAACTTTGCCCGCCGCCTCTCGGAGCAGAATAAGACTTATAAGCAGCAGCTAGAGAACGGCGAGCGGGCGTATGTTGGCTCGGCCAAGACCGCTGCCGAGTTAGCCGCCGCTGCTGCTAAACGGGAGTATGTGGAGGCGTATGACTCGGGGGACTCCGAGCGCGTTGCCCAAGCGCAGGAGAAATGGTTTGACGCCCGCTTGGGGGCGCAGAAAATTGAGGATTATACCCCCCAATTTGATTCTTCTGCTTTACAGACCCCGGAAGAGAGTGTAAATACTAGGGAACAGGCGGCTCCCCGAGTAGATCCAAAAGCAGTAACGTGGCAAAAACGGAACGCTAATTGGTTTCAGGTCGATAGGGAGATGACGAGTTTAGCTTTCGGTGTTCACGAGAAGCTAGTTGGCGAGGGGTATGACCCTACCTCTGATGCGTACTACGAGCAGATCGACAAAACGATGCGCCGTAGATTCCCAGAGAAGTTTGCCGGGGACAGCAAACGGGGTTCGACCACGGTAGTGGCCTCCGCGAGGAGGTCCACTTCGCCCACTAAAGTGACGCTGACTGCCTCGGCAGTAGCACTCGCCAAGAAGTTTGGGTTAACCCCCGAGCAATACGCCCGCGAAATGATTAAAATAGGTAACGCCAGTGACTGAATCAACCCGAGCTGACCGAGATACAACTACCCGTGACGCGACTGCCCGAATCAAAAATTGGGCCCCCGCGAGCTTGCTGCCTGAAATTAATCAGGAGCCGGGATATGCGTATCGGTATGTACGAGTTTCTACACTAGGCGTTTCTGACGCAAACAACGTCTCGGCCAAATTCCGAGAAGGTTGGGAACCCGTGAAGGCTTCGGAGCATCCGGAAGCATTTACGATGGCCGATCCAAATAGTCGGTTTAAAGACTCAATTGAGTCTGGCGGTCTTATTCTCTGTAAGACACCTGTTGAGTTCGTCCAGCAACGCTCCGCTCATTTTCAGAAGTCCACTGACGATCAGATGGAATCCGTTGACAACAGCTACATGCGTGAGAGCGATCCGCGCATGCCGATGTTTAAGGACAAGCGCTCTACAGTTACTTTTGGCAAAGGTCTTCGTAAATAACTTAGGAGCCAAACATGGCATATCCAACTATTGACGCCCCCTACGGGCTAAAACCGATCAATTTGATCGGCGGTCAGGTGTTCGCGGGTTCTACCCGTGAAGTCCCTATTCAGTACGCTGACGCGACCAGCATCTTCTACGGCGATTTTGTAAAACTCGTTCGCGGTAACGCGACTCGTTTTGCCGTCACCACCAACGGTGCCGGTTCTGGCATGGCTGGTATTTTCCTCGGCTGTTCGTACACGAGCCCCGCGACTAAGCAGAAACTGTTTTCACAGTTTTGGCCGGGCGGTACTTTAGCCGGTGACGCAGTGGCGATCATCGCCGATGACCCGGATACGGTGTTCAAGGCGGCTGTTGTGTCGGGTACGACTGTTATGGCCTCTGGCAACTACGCCATGATCGGGCAGAACTATTCGATGGTTGATGGCACCGGCAATGTGAATACCGGTAACTCCGCCAACGCGCTTCTGTATTCGGCTACCCTTGTTACGGCGGCGTTCCCGATGCGTGTCGTTAGTGTGCACCCTGATACTGGGGTTGCTATTTCGGCGGCGGGCTCGTCTTCGGGGACAACCATCACCCTGACTGGCACGGGCTTACCCTCGGCTATTCCCGTGGGTACTGACGTGTCGTACATCGTGGGCGGCGCGACTCCAACGGGGCAGATCGTACGGACGGGTTCGTTTGTTTCCGTTGCTGCCTCTGCGGCGGCTACTTCGGTTACCATCAACATCGCCACTAGCTCGCTTGGTAATACTGCTACGGTGATCCCCGCTAGTTCTACAATTGTGTTTACGCAGTACCCAGAGATGTTGGTGAAAATCAACTTCGCTTCGCACTCGTACTACACAGCTTTAGCTGTTTAAGGAGTAACTTATGGCTATTTCACGCGCACAGCTACTCAAAGAGTTGCTCCCCGGTCTTAATGCTCTGTTCGGGCTTGAATACAAGCGGTACCCAGATGAGCATAAAGAAATTTATGAAGTCGAGTCGTCCGAGCGTTCGTTTGAAGAAGAAACTAAACTTTCTGGCTTCAGCGCCGCCCCGGTGAAAGCCGAAGGTTCCGCCATTGCGTACGATAATGCGCAAGAAGCGTGGACCGCTCGTTATAACCACGAGACGATCGCGATGGGTTTTGCGATCACGGAAGAAGCGGTAGAGGACAACCTTTACGACTCTCTTTCTAGTCGTTATACCAAGGCGTTGGCCCGAGGGATGGCGTATACCAAGCAAGTTAAGGCTGCGTATATTCTAAATCAGGGTTTCTCTGCTGCTGTTACCTACGGCGATGGTCAGGCGTTGTTTTCCACCGCTCACCCCCTCGTTTCCGGTGGTACCAACAGCAACCGCCCTGCCGTAGCTGCGGATTTGAATGAAACCTCGCTTGAAGCGGCGGTGATTCAGATTGCTGCTTGGACTGACGAGCGCGGTCTCTTGATTGCGGCGAAGCCCAAGAAGCTCATTATTCCTCCGGCGTTGATGTTTGTGGCTACCCGTCTGCTCGAAACCGAGTTGCGTGTGGGCACGACCGACAACGACCTGAACGCGATCAAGAATAATGGCGCGATTCCGGGCGGCTACACCGTCAACCATTGGCTGACTGACACCAATGGCTGGTTCCTGACCACCGACGTTCCTAATGGCCTGAAGCACTTCGTTCGCGCCAGCTTGGAAAACAAGATGGACGGTGACTTTGATACGGGCAACGTCCGTTATAAGGCTCGCGAACGTTATTCGTTCGGCGTGTCTGACCCGCTGGGCATCTTCGGCTCGCCCGGCGCGTAGTAAAACCAGTATTTTTCTGGTTTAGAAAGGGGCCTTCGGGCCCCTTTTTTATGCGCTTGACGGGGCTGTATAACCCTGATATACCACCTACTTACCGGGGCACCCGGTGCATTCAACCGCCCGGTCGGACGACATACCGATGAATGCACTTAAACTTGTATGTAAGGAATAATCTAATGGGATTCGCTACTCATCTTGGCCCGTGGCTTCTGGGCACCGTCAAAGACACCACCGGCACCACTGCTGGCACGATCCGGAATACGGGCGCAACGATTGTTGCTCAGTCTAAAACCGCTACTTTTGCGGATACCGGCACGGTAACGCTGGCGGTTCTCCCGGCGGGCGCTTGCATTACCGCAGTCAATATAGTGATTGACGCTACTGTGTTTAATGGTACTTCGCCGATTATCACAGTAAAAAATGGTGCCACGACCATTGGCACGATTACTCTTACCACCGCTACAGGTGGGCAGTACGCAATGACGGTTACTACGACCGTTGCTGACGCCGCCAAATATACAAACGTGGGTACTACCGACGCGATTATCACTTATACCGTGAGTGGTACAACGGTTACCACGGGGTCTGGCACGTTGGTAATTGCGTACGTAGTCCGCGCATCCGACGGCGCGCAGTTCCCCGCAACGGCGTAATGTAGGAGGAACTGGCTATGATGCAAACAGATGTTAAGAGCGCGCACCGATCGGACGCCGGGGTTCTGTATGGAGCCCCCACGCGGCTTAGGGGGTTTATGGTCACGGGCGTCGCGGCTACGGCAGCAACACTTCAGTTTTTAGATAGCTTAGATAACACCGGGGCCGTGATGATGCAGTTCGATGTTGTCGCTAACTCTAACCCCAACGGTATATCGATGAACATTCCGGGGCAAGGCGTCTGGTTCCGTACGGGTATATATTTAAAACTAGTGACCGGGACTATTACCGGCGTCACCATATTTTACGGCTAGGGAGAATTTCACATGGCTGACGAACTTAACAAAATCCCCGGTGGCCCGTCACGGTTATCTGGTTTTGGTGCGGCGTACAAAGCCGCGCGGGCGAAGTATAAGGAATCTGGTGGCACAGATCCGTACGCCAAAGACGCGCAGTTTGATTACAAAGGCAAGGACGGCATCTCCCGTTCCTTCAACGTGGCTATGGCTGGAGAGAAGCGGGGAGCCGCGACTAAATCTGAAGCTCCGGCTAAACCCGGCGCAACCAGCAAACCGGCGTCGGAGTTAGAGTCGAATAAACGCAATCCTCCTGCCGCGCCGGTTGTGCTAGGGGGTAGGGGGAAGCAGTCAGCGGCCCAGTACATGGCAAATAATGCCAAAGACAAGGTGAAAGATAATTACGGGGAATTCTCTCGGGCACCACTGCGCTTTGACGTAGACGCGGGTTTGGACGCGGCGGGCCTCGCCGCAATGGCATATCCCCCAGCACGAGCGGGGCTCACAGCTTTGCGGGGGTCACGAATGGCCGCCGCTGCCTCCGGCATGGGTAAGCGGGCGATGGACGCTGCCCCCGGCATGGGTAAGCGGGCGATGGACGCCGCCAAGAATATGTTTAGTCGCAAAAAGCCCGATGCGGGCACAGGCAAAGTTGTCTCGGCGGAAGAGACCATTGCGCGCGTGTCAGCTAAACCTAAGAAATTTAGTGATCTGCTTCCCGGACAAAAAAAGGTTGAGGCATCAACTGCGCGCAAAGAAAGATATGAAGCCGATAAAGCGTATCGAAAAGATATGGTAAAGAAACAGGGGCTGGCTAAAAAAGCGGACACGGCACGTAAAAAAGGCGTTGTAACCGAAAAGGAAGCTGCTGACATGGCTGATGGATACAAAAAAGGCGGCAAAGTAAAAGCGAAACCTCTTCCGTTCTGGATGAAGAAGAAAGGCGCGAAACCCGGTGATAAAGCCAAGGCCCCCATGAAGTTTAAAGAAGGCGGCATGGTCAAGGGTATTGACGGTTGCGCGCAACGGGGCCGCACGCGGGCATAAGGAGAGAGCCGTGAAAAGAGTTAAACGATTCGACGCGGGGGGTATGGCGTCTTCCAGCCCGCAGCCTGCGTTCACGCAGTTAGGTGCTACGACCCCCGCTTTCGGCTCCGGTATAGCCGGTGGGATGGGCAACACCGCCCCAATGGTGCAGGCAAACCCCGGTGGTACGGGCGTAGGAGGCGTGCTAGCGGCCCCAGCTCCGGCGATGGCCCAAGCCCCCGCCATGACGCCTACCGCGCCCACACAGGCTATGCGTAAGGGTGGCGTGGTAAAGAAGAGCAGCATGGCGAAGAAAGCCGTGAAGTTCGCCAAAGGCGGTGCAGTCATGAGCCGTGGCCGGGGCGACGGCTGCGTCACCAAGGGTGGGACGAAAGGGCGAGTTTGCTGATGAGCACCTCTGCCTCCCCGCCGGTATTTAACCTCAACCTCAACGATTTGATTGAGGAAGCGTTTGAGCGGGCGGGCGCGGAAGTACGTACAGGTTATGAGTTTCGGACGGCCCGCCGCAGTTTAAACCTCATGTTTGCCGAATGGGCGAACAAAGGCATTAATCTGTGGACGGTTGAGCAGGGGTTTGAGCCTTTGAACGCAGGTCAGGCTACCTACAACCTCCCGGTAGACACTGTGGATTTGCTTGAGCAGGTAATTCGTACAAACGCGGGGACTGCCAC